TGGACATATTATTAATATGATTATGAATAGACCGATATCTGACAACAATAAAAAATATAAATCATTTAAAAAGGTATTAAGACAAACAAATTTACTTTCATATACAAATATTTATCCTTCCAAAGGAATAAAAAAATGTGACTAATTTTTCTTTTTGAAAAAATATTCTTATCTTTGTAAGATGATAGTAGGAAATATTATATCCAAAGACAAAGTAGAAGAAGAAAATTTCAATACTTTTAATAGTATTAACGAAGTTAAAAACGACCTACCTATATTAATTATAGGGTGGAGTACTACTAAAGAGATTTATGGGGATAAGGTATCTATACTACATAAAAAAATTGAGAAAGACATCTTTTGGACATTCAATCAAAAAGAAAAAAAAGTAGAATATGAGAATGACATTAAAGAATTTGTAGATTATTGCTACAATAGAATAGGTAATGATATTCCATATATCTATGTGGATGTAATACACGATAAAAAATCCAAAATTAAAAAAATTATTAAAAAAATAAAATCACTAAATACACCTATTTCTTATTTAAGCAACAACAATATGTTGTACATATATGGGGATAATTTAATATTTGGTGTAGATTTAAATATTGTGGAATATATTGGTGTAAAAAAAGAAAAAATTATTTCTATAATAAACCCAATAGAAGAGGTAACTTTATCTGAAAATGAAATATTTAATAAATGTAAGGAAATCGTAGGAAAAATTAATAATGGCGACAAAATGATACCTTACATATATAAAAATGGAAAACAGTGTAAAGATAATGACATTAGCGTCATTTGTGATTGAGGATAAGGTAGAAAGTTTTGTAAAATATTTAAATAAAAGATTTAATTTATCTCCCGAAAAAATATTTATATATACTTCACCAGAAGAGAAAGATAAAAAGATATTAACGTTTAGGGTATATCTAAGAGATGGTAAAAAAATAAATACTAAAACATTTTTCCCAACAACGATTATTGTACATAAAAAAGGTGAGTGTTTTTATACAATTAATGCATTAAATAAGTTAATTGATAAGGAGGTTGGTGAAGATAGAGGAAATATTAATTACAAAGAATACCAAATTGATTGGGATAACTATCAAGATAAAATGTTAATTGTTAAAAATAATGAATTAACAATAATGGATATAAAACGTAATTTTTCTTAATATTGGTATATTTATAATATAAAGACATTGATATGGATAATAAAAAAGAAAATACAAAACAAAAAGATTTAGAGACTAATCTAGATGAATTCTTAAATGAGAAAAATGAGAAAGAATGTGTTGGTGAAGAATGTTTAATCAATGATGGAAAAGAAATTGTAGAAAGAGTAAATAAAGTTTACAAAACTACTGATGGAAGACAATTATTAATGTAGGAACTATGGGTAAAGAAAATTTATTAAAGGAAGAATTAAAACGACATATGCAATTGTTGGAATATACATTTTATATGGAAGAAGAACCTAAAGATGGGGAAGAAGATTTACTTTTAGGTGCATTAGATACTATAAATGAACAAGAACCTGAAACTGAAGAAGGTGGTGGTAGCGATGCCAACGAAGAAGAACCTGCAGGTGAAGAACAAGAAAGTAATATGGATGAAGATCCTTTCGCTGATTTAGGTGGTGAAGAAACTGAAGAAGAAGGTGGAGAAACAGACCCATTTGGTGGTGAAGATGCTGCAGAAGTAGAAGATGAAGTAGCGGTAGAAGGTGGTGATGATACAGTTGAAGTAGATGTAACTGACATTGTAGATAAGGCAGAACAAACCAGAACAGAAATTGAAGGTATGACATCTAAAATGGATGAACTATTAGGTAAGTTAGGTGAATTAGAATCACAAGTATCTGGAATGGATCAAGTAATCGGTAAGATAGAAAACTTAGAAAAAGAAATAGAAGAAAGAAACCCAACACCAGTAGAAAGATTAGAAATGAGATCAATGGATTCGTTTCCGTATAGTGTAACACTTACAGATTATTGGAGTGATAAAGAAGGTTATGACGCAACTGGTTCTGAAGACAAAGAAGAGTTTGTAGTTACTAAAGGAGATGTAGATAGTTATAGTGCTAACGAAATTGAAGACTCTTTTAACCCAAACGCATCAGTAACAGAATCAAGTCAAATGAGAAAATTAATGAATTTACCATTATTAACTGAATCGTTAGAAGAAAATAATTGTTTAAGTGAAAGTATTAAATATTACTTAAAAAAATATGGGTATGAAGAAACAGAAAGATTTGAATGGTCACCACAATCTAGTGAGAAACCGCTCACTGCTGGACCTTACTCACCCATTGACTCAATCTGTTATGTGCAGAAAAAATCTTGTAAAGTAGAAAAAGATAGTGTAAGAGATATGGATGGAAATCCTATACCTCGGTTTAGTAAAATACATCTAGAATTTTTTAATTTCACACCTGAATGTGGTGAACCGTTTACTGGTGTTAGAACTTTAGATTTTAAGGTTATTGTGGAATTCTTAGATATTCAAGGTAAAACTGCAGGTGCATCCGCAGATGTAAAACCAAATAGAATAATTAATGATGGTAGAGGTACTCAAGAAATACAAAAAAAATTAGAACATCCTAATTTTTCATTGAACGGAATTCAAGTTAACTGTGTTTGAGATTAACTATTCAGTAATAATAAAAAAAACCTCACAAAAGTGGGGTTTTTTTATTATCCCCTATTGACTTTTTTAAAAATACTTACTATATTTAAACATTAATTAATCATAAAAAAAAGAAAAATATGACAAGTTTAGATGCAATTTTATCTCAGTATGAGAAAAACACACAAAACACAAAAAGTACTAAAATTTCTAATGAAGATAGATTAAAAAAGTACTTCACTGAAAAATTACAAAAAGGGGTTAAAAACGCTACAAGAAGATTTAGAATTTTACCAGGTAAAGATGGTACTTCACCATTTACTGAAGCCTATTTTTATGAAAGGTTGGTTAACGGTAAGTATGAAAAAATTTACTGTAACCACTTAAATGATGGTGAATATTGTCCATTAAATGAGGCAAAAGAAGCACTTCTTATGGAGGGTAGTAAGAAAGCAAAACAAATGGCAAGTGAATATACTGCTAGAAAATACTATGTTGTGAAAGGTATCGATAGAGATAATGAGGATCACGGTGTTAAGTTTTGGAGATTCAAACACAAGTATACTGGTGACGGTGTAATGGATAAGTTAATGCCATTATTTAAATTAAAAGGTGATATTACTGACGCAAGAGAAGGTAGAGATATCATTATTACTACTAACCGTAATGATAAAGGTTGGAGTGTTGTTACTTCTATTATGTGTGACGATGCTACTATTTTGACGGAAGATAGTACTAAAGCCAATGAATGGTTTAATAACGAAGAAACATATAAAGATGTTTATTCTAAAAAATCAAAAGAGTATTTGGAAATAGTTGCTAAAAATATGACACCTATTTGGGATTCAGAACAAAGTAAATATGTTGCTGAAGAAGAAAAAGAAGAAAATGAAACTGCATCATTAGAAGAAGAAATTACATTTATGAGAGAAGAAAGTAAAACTACTACTTCTGAAAATGTTACCACAACAACTAATGATGAAGTAGAAACAACTTCTTTAGAGGACGATGGGGATGATTTACCATTTTAATTAAAAAAATATGATGGCAAAAAAACCAATTAAAAAGAAAAGTAGTGATTTTTCTAGTATAAGAAAAAAGTTTTCCTCTAAAGAGAAGTACAAAGAACAAAAGTATTTCGATTGTGGTAAAGCGTTTCAAGAAGCTACTGGAGTACCAGGACCCGCACAAGGACAAATTAATATGTTATTGGGTCATTCAGATACAGGCAAGACTACCGCATTAATACAAACTGCGGTAGATGCCCAAAAGAAAGGAATACTACCTGTCTTTATTATTACTGAACAAAAATTTAGTTTTGAACACGCTAAACAAATGGGTTTACAGACTGAATATATTGAAGAGGTAGATGAAGAAACGGGAGAAATCGAAGCGTATTGGGATGGTTTTTTATTATATAAATTAGGTTTTGAATATATAGAACAGGCTTTTGATTATGTTACAGAAGTATTAGATGGACAAAAGAATGGTGAAATACCACATGATATTGTTTTTCTATGGGATTCAATTGGTACTATTCCATGTAAAATGAGTTTCGATGGTAAAGGTGGTAATCAGCATACTGCGAGGGTAATTTCAGAAAAATGGGGTATGGGTATGGCACAAAGAATTACTTCTTCTAGGAAAGAGAGTAGTCCATATACAAACTCTATGGTTTTTGTTAATCAACCATGGGTTGAGTTACCTGATAACCCATTTAGTCAACCTAGAATCCAACCTAAAGGTGGACAATCGATTTATTTATCTTGCGCATTAGTATTCCTTTTTGGTAATCAAAAAAGTGCGGGAGTTTCTAAATTGAATGCGACAAATAAAGGAAGAAAAGTAAATTTCGCTATTAGAACAAAAGTAGGTATACATAAAAACCATATGAACGGTTTAGGTTATGCAGATTGTAGAATACTGGCAACAACTCACGGATTTATTGAAGATGAGAAAAAATCTATAGATACTTATAAATCTGATTATAAAGAGTATTGGTCAACAGTATTTGATAGTGTAGGAGAAGAAGTTGATTTTACCATTGAAGAGGGTGACCATATTGAGGCACCTGTCGAATATGCAGATCAATAATTTAGTGTTTAACTTATAATCGATATGGTAAGTGTCAATCCCAACTAAGAGAAAAAAATATAGTAACACCCTATTAATTGATGGTGATTCATTATTAAAAACTGCCTATCATGGTGCTAAAAATCTTTATTACAAAGAAAACCATATAGGCGGTATTTTTCAGTTTCTTACAATGTTAAGAAAGTGTTTAAATGAACATCGTTATGATAGGGTTTTAGTTTTTTGGGACGGACAATTCAGCGGTAGGTTGAGGTATGATATATATAAAGATTATAAGTCCAATAGAGATAAAGATTTTTATAATGAAACTCCACCTTCAGAACCAGAACTATATATCCAAAAAGAGAGAGTATTTCAATACTGTGAAGAGTTATTCATTAGACAATATCAAGATACTATTATAGAAGCGGATGATGGGATAGCCTATTATTGTCAAAAAATAAAAGAAAACGAAAAAATAGTTATTGTAACTAACGATAGAGATATGTTACAATTATTAGATGAAAGGGTAGGTATATATGTAATAAATCTACGTAAAATTATAACTATTAATAATTTTTCTGATTATTTTAATCACCATTATAGTAATGTAAAATTAATAAAAATTTTATCAGGTGATAATAGTGATAATATAAAAGGTATTAAAGGTGTTAGTGAAAAAACTTTGATAAAATATTTTCCAGAAATAACACAAAAATCTTTGACATTGACAGATATTTTAAGTAAAATTGAGGATATACAAAAAGAAAGAAAAAATAGATTGAAAACATTAGATAACATTATCAATAAAGTGACTGTAGGTTTACAAGGGGAGAATATTTTTGAAGTTAATAATAAAATAATTGACTTAAAAAAACCATTGTTAACAGATAGTTCAAAAGAAGAATTAAACCATTTATTTAATAGTACTATCGATCCGGAAGATAGAACGACAAAAAATGTCATTAAAATGATGTTAGATGATGGTTTAACAATGGCTATACCTGGGGGTAGAGATGGTTATATAAATTTTTTACAACCATTTTTAAGAATAATAAAAAAAGAAAAGAACAATTTTTTAAAAGAACAAAATTAATTATTATGAAAAAAAATTATGAAAATTTACCGTATGAATTTCTTTTACGTATCAATGGTAAGCCAATTGTTGGTAGAAACTTTCAAATAAAAGGATATAATCCTAAAAGTTTAAGGTCAGTTGAGATGAAGGATACTATAGATGAAGTAGTAGGAATTATACAAAGACAATTTTTATTAAAAAGTAGAACTTATTTATGGAGATATTATAATCCATACCAACCACAAATTATAAGTGAGGATGATGGTAGTAAAAAAGATATTTATGAAAATGAAGATATCTTTACACTACAAATAAAAGTAAAAGGTAGGGTAGTTGCAGAGAAGATGTTTAGTGGAAATGTATACCCCCCAAAAGTGAGATATGATGTAGATATTAGATCAATTATTTCTGAAATCATCTCTACAATACAAAATGGCTTGACTATGAAAAAATATACACATGAATATTGTGGTTACGAGCTTTAATAGATATTTATTAATAAACCAAATTTAAAAAAAATATGACTAAAGAAAAAAGTAGTGATTTAGGTTATTTAGGGTGGAGTTTCCAAATAAGATTAGTCAAACAGTTAATAGAAGATACTAAGTTCTCCGAAGAAATTATGGATATTATCGAACCAAAATATTTCGATAATGAATATCTTAGACTTTTAATTGCTTGTCTAAAAGATTATTATGATAAGTACGAAACCATACCAACATATGAAACATTATTTGAATTAATAAGGGTAGACATTAAAAGAGATATTGCGAGAGAATCTGCAATTGAAATGGTTAAAGAAGTAAAAAATAGTGATAATAAAGATTGTCTACACACACAAGAAGTATCTATTAAATTTTGTAAACAACAAGAGTTAAAGAAGGCAACTAGTAAGATTCAAAACATATTAGATTCAGGAGATTTTGATAGGTATGATGAATGTGAAGATATACTAAAAGAAGCATTAGCAGTTGGTGGTGAAAAAGATAATGGTATTGATGTTTTTCATGCCATTGATGATGTTTTAGATGACGACTTCAGAAACCCAATACCTACCGGTTTAATAGGTATTGATAATTTA